CTGTATTTAACATATCTAAAATATCTTCATCTGAATAATATTTAAACAATCTATTTTTATATTTAACAGAATCCTTATATTTTTTTATATGCTCTATCTTAGCGGGAGTGTTTAAAGTAGAATCGTAAATCCCGTTGTTATATAATTCCCATCTAAGTTCCATTAAATCACCATAAGACTCACGAGGTTGCGCATCGTGTGATAAACTATTTGGGAATCTTTTGGAGTATTTTAACGCTTCATCTATAGGAGTTATAAACCAATCCGGCCGTTCATGATAAGCTTCTTTCAACGCTTTAAGATCTTTTTCAATTTGTTTATTTTTGTGAAATATCTTATATGTATCCGAATATGTTGCGTCATCCCCTACCATCGCATTATCGTTTGGATATGCAATGTGATCATCTATTGCGTGTCCCACTTCGTGTGCAATTACACGACCATATTCATCACCAGCCCAATTAGTGCCAATCTGTATTTCATTGGGCGATTTATAATAGCCGTTTCTATCTAGATTCATTGCATCCTACGAAGAGTCTGATATATAATTAACATCGACATTATCGATATCAATTGGAAATCTTAGAGGTCTATTAAAATGGGATTGATATTTATCCGCAAACGATTTGCTATTTATATATCTCTATATATAATTAAGAACAGGTAATTTATATTTTATAAAATCCGAAAACTCCGTATTTGGGGCATACTTATATCCTTTATCTGGATCATTATACGGATGATATACTTCTTCACCATCCTTACCACCCTTATACCCAATCAAAGAGTTAGTCCATTGATTAACATTCAGGGGGAATAAAGGAGGTAATTTAGGTAGCTTCCAACCATATCCTTTAGCTAGATTCTTAAGTATATCTAACGTTTCAAAATGATTCAAAGCTTTCCATCCGGCTGTACTATTGACATGATTATCAGCAGCAACTCTTCTAAATGGCTAATTAACATCAGTACTCACTCTAGGAGCAGTAAAATCTAATGGAGGTGTTGGCTTACTAAACGTTGGATTAGCGTGGTCTTCTATAGGAGCAGAAGCATTGACCTTGCCGGATAAGAATGGATCAGCTCTAAGTAGCTCTTGCTCAGCCATTCTACGAGTACGTAAACCAGGATTGGCTGTATCATTCCATCCAGCATCCACCTCTTTAATAGCATTCATATAGTCTCCAGCATTCCAATACTTCATAAATTTTGTAGTATCTTTAAATCCTGCTGGATAATTATATCTATATGATATCAAAGCTTTTTTGGCATCTGTACCAAGCTAATCCCAATTAGATAAAGAATCTCTAAGCGCCTGATCTTCTTTCCTAAGTCTATTTATAAGATATTCATCAGCCTCTGCTCTACTTATTTTACCACGTTTGGTTAATGCAGTATCAGTAAAACCATATCCTATAGTAGGAATTCCTTTGCCGTCTAAATAAGTAGTATCTTTAAATCCTTCATGCTTAGATACAAAATCTTTTACAGTATCCCAATATTCAGCATCTTTACCTTTAGCATAACCTATGATACGCCCAGCATCATATACCTACTCTCCATTCTTCCATGCAGCAAATCTTTCTCTAAAAGCTTTAGGATCTCTACGCATATCTACCTCCCCCGTCTAAACGGTTACCTATTATGTTAGCAAATATATTAGTCACGAAATCATTATATTCATCGTGATGTACAAAATGAAGTATAGCCTTTAATAAAACATTATTTTCTCTAGTGAGCTATAACAGCTCTTGTTCATCAGCATTAGTCATAATATCCCTCTATTTTAAATACGTAACCGTTACAATCACTATTTGCAGTTGCTGCTGTACCATATAAAGTAGACATTCTTAATACAGCAAAACTAGTCTTATCTGCAGATATAGCACACGTTACAGTAAATAATCTATTTGCATCATTTGGTTTTTGACCAACTACAGAACCCATAAAGTGTCCTCCCGTTGGTCCAGCAGCTCTATTGTCTAAAGACATTTCTAATACGACTGCAGGTGTATTACTAGCATCTTGACCAACACCGCTGGTCTTCTTACCAGTTTTGGTATATATTTTAACTCGCTTATACGGAGTCATATCCAAACCTGTTAATTGCCATGTAATACTTTCTTTGATGTCTTGATTTGAAGACAATAAACCTGTTCCAGTAGTTTCCCAAATGGTTACTGGTTTACGCTAAAACTCGTTGTATATAGCATTAGTAGAAGCATAATAATCATTAGAAAGATTATTTACAACACTATTCTTTTTATTACTTACTATTTCGGATGTAGTAATAGAAGTAGTAGTTAGTGTGTCATTATGATCTAATGTAAATACCATCCTTCTCTACATACCACCATATTCAACATCTCCTATAAACTTGATATCGCCGTTGTTTACTTCTACTATCTCAACAGCTTTTGCATAGAATCTAGTATACTGATTCGTACCTGCACCATTCTCCCATAATACATCTAAATAATCAGCTTCTTTTGGATTAGTAAGATTTGCAGATATCGTAGAATATACTATACTAGAAGCCTTCAGATGTACACTACCGTCGGTGTTTAATTCTACTAAATGATAGTTCGGAATCAACAGATTATCATCTACATACTTTTTATTTGCAGCATCATAATTACTCGCAGGAGTAGCTACATTCCTAATAAGTGTTTTATATTGAGTAGAATCAGCATTGCCTGTCAAAGTCAGTACAGTACCGAGATTATCATCCAACCTAGCACTCATCGTTATAGCAGAATCATAATCCTCATCCTCTATATTTAGCTTTAAAGTACCGTCTATATCAACATCACCTGATATATTACCGCCAGTCTTATCATACTTCCAACTAATGTCTTGATGTTGTGTCAAATAACCAGTATCATTAGTAAAAGCACTAACGTTAGTAGGTACAGTAGGTATCGTAGGTTTATTTATAAGATCGTTATAATCTCCACTGAATAGTTGAGTGTCACTAGGTAGTGCACCAACTTCTTGTGCCGTATAAGTTGGTTTATTTTGTTGTTTAGCCCAGTCAGGAACTGTAGGATCCGTTTCTGTAGTTATATATCCAACATCGTTAATAAAGTCACCGACATTAGTAGGTACTATTGGGATATCTGGTAAATTATCTAAATCGTTATAATCCCCAGTGGTGGCTACTCTTTTCAAAGCTGGTTTGTGCAATATTTGAGCAAGACCAGAAGTAGCAGACCAATCCGATTGTACATTTTCTTGTACCATTACAGCACCAGTCCGATTATTTACTGAAGTAACTCCAGCATCTGTAATATATCCAACATCATTAGTAAATGCCGATATATTAGTAGGTACAATGGGGATGTCCAATATAACATCCCCCTATTGCCCATTTACAGATGTAACTAAATCGTTCGGTGTTTCATTTATCGTAATATAACCAGAGTCGTTCTATAATTGTGATACTTTGGTAGGTATATCCAATCCTCGAATAGCCTCGTCAATAGCATCGTCTATTATTACTTCTACGTTCTATTTAGTAGGATAATTTTCAAATGTGTTTTTCAGTTCCTATTTTGTAACACAATCTTTACTCTTTCCGTATGTTCCAAATACCCACGATTTAGTTTGTTCGTTTCCACTTTTAACCAAACTGTGTACAAATTCTGTAGTAGCTACATTATCGCTAGAATCTTCACTCTTTTGCGTTTTAGTTTTAAGATCACTGAATATAGTAGGTATTTCGCATTCCTACTATTTCTCTCCGACCTTCTTTAAGAAATTAGAATCATCTAATTCTTCTGGTTTAGGAAGATTGTCAAGTTTATTATCGACTTGTTCTTCAGTAATATAGCCAACGTCATTGTTAAATTCTGATAAGTTTTCTGGAATATCTGGTACATCTTCATAAGATGTTGCAGAACTGTTATAACAATCTTTAGCTATAGTTGTTATATCTTCCTATAATTTCGATAGTTGTTCATATACCTTTATGAACTCTTTGCTTACAGATACTTCCATATTAATTTAATTACTTACCAGAACTTGTTTTATTTTTCAATGCAGTACGAGCCTTAAGCTTTTCTCTTTCATATGCAGCATCGTCTTTAGCTTTCTGTAGCTCTTTTTCATGCTTCATACGTTCACGTTCAAGTTCAATCTTCTTATTCTCAATCTCATTCTTATACTTGGCTTCTACACGTTTAGTATAAGCTTCAGATTCAATCTTACGTTGATCCGTCGCATTTTTAGCTATTTCCATAGGATCTGGTATACCGTTTTGATTGGCATCCTTCTCTTCAGTACCGCGATATGCACTAATCTCAGCTACTGCAATCTTAGTCTGATTATCAGCATCAATCTTATAACGCTCAAGCTCCATCTTAGCTTCCTCAAGCATAAGCTCTTGTTCTCTAGCTTCGTTTTGCATCTGCTGCAGTTGTACAGCTTGTTGCTGTTCAGCTTCTTGAGCCTGCTGCTGCATTTGATCCTGTCTGGTCTACATATCCTTAAGCTTCTGCTTAATTATATTGAAGTTGTCATTAGTAAGTACCTCAGCAGCTTCAAGCAGGCTAGCGCCGTTCTGCATTGCCGGTTGTATAAGCTGTTGCAGTTTCTATATGTTCTCAAGATCTTTAGATGCATCACTTACGAATACATCCATATCTTCATAGTAGAACTGAGGAGCTATATCTAAGAATGCACGTTCACCATTATCGAATACATAACTTAGTTTCTTCTTACCTGTCTCTTCCCAAGCACCTTTTGCAGTATTAAGCAACATTGTTAGTGCATGACGTTTAACTTGGTTGTGTACCCAGAATAGTGGCTCTGTAATATGTGATGATTGAATAACGGATCTTTCAACATTACCTACAAGTTCATGTGTACTAATAGAACCCTCACGCTGTTCTGTAATACCTGATATTGTACCAGCCAGCTGTTCTATCTTGTCCATCAGCTGAATATATTCAGCTATGACGTTAGACATGGTGAGGTCGAGTGCTGTTATCTGGTTGAACGACGCTGGTTTACCGCCTTCACGACCAACAATATTCCAACCCTCTTCATATGGGTTAATGAAGTTAACACCGACGGAAGAAAGATAGTGCACCCATCTCTCAGGCGTAATATTCATCGACTTAGGTATCTGTGTAATATCCATGTTTACAACTTTACCCTTATCTCTAGCTATAGCAAGCTCGAGTCTATACCACAGTACGATATACATGTACTGTAATGGTTTTAGTATACTTACAAGAGATCTTGGTTTACTGTTTGTAGCACTGTATATTGCACCACAGTAAGGAAGCTTCTATGAGTTAGGATTGTCTATACTTACATGTTGATATTCAACTGGCTGTATACCGAAGTATAAATCATCTCCGGCTCTGTAACCTTCCCACACTTCAATAATCCAGTCCTCTTCTACACTAATTTCTTGGCCTGTCTTTATGTACGACTCATCAACCATCTCGATCTGTTCTTGACCCTATTGGTCTATGAAGTGTACATAATAAATCTTCTTAAATGATTTCCAACACGTATGCCATACATTAATGCAATTTTTTGTACCATTATACTCAGGATTGTCGTAGAATCTAAGTTGTATACCTCTGTCTACTGGATCACCTTCTCCATAATGAGAACCTGGTACAGCATTGATCATCTCTTCAAGTTTAGTAAGATCTTTGCTGTCGATCTTATCTGCATACCTATCATATATCTCTGTGATTGGTAAACGCATCTTTCTGCAACACCATGCGCCATCTTCTATAAACTCTAGATCTGGAGATTGATCGTGAGTAATTTCAACCGGATTCACTCTCTCTAGATATGGTTCAGCATTTAATACACCAACATAGTAGATCTCGCGACCACCAATAAGTCCGTCTTTCCAGCCTTTAAGGAATTCGTGATCTAACCCAAGTTTTTCTCTCAAGTATACAATTGTGTGATATGCAGTATTCTCAATGACATCCTTATAGTCCTTGTCCATATATTTAGCTATCTGTTCTGGTGGCATTATCTCGCCGCTCTATAGCTATTCTTGGAACTACTGTTGTTCCTCTGGACTCATGTTGGCCATTATAGACGCCTGTATGTATTGCAACATCATCTGTTTCTCTTTGTCTTGTAACTCAGATGTTGCTTCTTGAGATGTCCTAACTACTCTAAAGTTCATTGGTCGTTTTGTCTCTTCACCAATAAGTAGGTCTATCTTAGGACGTATGATGTTAAAATCCTGTGGTGTAGCAGGAAAACCATCCTGTACTTTAAACGGGTTGGTTATCTTTTTAAAATCAGCCTCATCGAAGATGCTGTTATATAGATCATAATAGGTCTACAGCTCCTCGAAAGTTGTTACACTTTTACCACCAGTAGTAACATTACCTTCACCAATAATATAATCAACACAATCGTGTTGCCACTGTTTGCCCTTTTTACTTATTGGTAATTTCTATGATGGAAAAGCATTATTATATACGTTGC